AATAAAAACTTGTCGTTGAGAGATCGCACATGGTGTTGTCCAAAATGCGAGTCTATCAACGACCGTGATGTTCTTGTGGCCCGTAATATACTTCGGAAGGGCATTTCCGAATTGGAGAGCAAGAGTAATTCCAGCGATAGTAATATCGGGGTTTCTTGCGTCTGTATCCAAGAATCCCATTTGCTTTAGTGATGGGAGTATGTCAATTTTGTGCGATTTGAATGTTTTGCATAATACGTACGGTTTGTTAGAATCCGCCACATAAGTGATTATCTGGCGGATTTATTATATTTGCGAAAAAGATAAGATCGTGCAAAATAACTCTAACATAGCGGTTCCCGATTCCGGGATGAACAGGGATAAGCATCCACAGGACCTATCCCCGTCTGAGTACAGTTTCGCCTTGAACGCTACCATAGAGGGTGACGATGGGAGTCAGATTAAGATTCAGAACGAGCCTAGCACCCTTTTATGCAAGCGATTCGATGGCTATAAGGTTATTGGGTATAAGAATGATATAGCTGGTGATAATACTTATTTTTTTCTCGTGAATCCTGATAACAATACCTCTAAGATCACGTTCATGAGGTCATTGGATTATGTCAAGACCGTAGAGGATCAATTAGCAGGATCAGGGAAAGATATTCATCGTATCCTTGGCGAGAGACTTGAGGAGTCGGATGGTCGTTTCGATGAGATATGTGATTTGATGGAGGTGTTGATAGAGGATGGGACCGATGACCCTTGTCTTAACTTCTCCATTCATCACCCGATTTTCGATATAGAGATCAAGGATGAGAAATGTGGGAAGGTGATATACTGGACCGATGGATATAATCCCCAGCGATATGTTATGGTCGATAAGGCTCTTAATCCGGATGATGATGGTGACTTTTGGTATCATTACCATGGGTATAAGACATGTGGGGATGATAAGCCAATAAAGAGGTGTAGGCTGGCTTGCGAGAAACTTCTGGTGTTCCCGTTGCTGACGGCCCCGTGCGTGGAGCCTGAGGTCGTGGAGTTCGGGGGGAGCCTGCGTGCCGGGACCTACCAGTTCTGCGTGGCGTTGTGCGATGAGTTCGGGATTGAGAAGACCGGATATTGCTCATTGACCAACCCAATCATGTTATTCGATCGTCAAGATATGGTTATCCGCGATGGTTTATGGGGTAAGTCAACCAACATGGGTATCCGCCTTACCGTGTCTAATATAGATAAGCAGGTATCTCATTATAAGATAGGCGTTATACAGAACACGGTTGGGTTTAATGGTGAGCAAAGCCCGGTTCTTGAGTATTTCATAGAAGGTATACATCCGATAACGGAAAGGACCATCTATTATCTTACGGATCAGTATAGCGAGCGTACGACCATGGAGAAGTTATCCAAGGAAATACCGGTATATAAGACAGCCAGAGGAATGACGTCTGTCGGGAATCGTCTTCTTCAATACGGCTTGACCGTGGAGAATGAATGGAATCTTCAACCGGTCGTTAATTTCTTGGGTCATTTCGTTAAATGGCAGACATCTATAGCCACGGAGAATTTGTATAAAGACGGTGTGGCTTGCTCTAAATACGCCTCTTTCATGCGTGACGAGGTATATCCGTTGGGTATAAGATTCTTTACCAATACGGGATACAGGACAGCTAGATTCCCGCTTATCCCTCGTCCGGCCACAAGGGAGGAGATGGAGGTTATCGTTGATGAGGACGGTAACTCTGACGACCTGTCGGCTGCGTCGGTGCTGGAGAACAACCCGCAGTGCGCAGGGAACAGCCGCCGTCATCTTTGGCAGTTTAAGAATACGGCAAAGATCATAAACGACCCGTCTTGGGGATTTGATGGTTTTGGAGGAGAATGCAAGAATCAGCTAGATGTCAAGCAACTCAGATATGTAGAGCAGGAATATGCCACAGTAGGAGAGACTCAATTCGTTATCAACACGATGGGGGAAGATGTTACGGTAGATGATACTATTGATTATATCGCTGATAATATAGAGAATCTGTGTGATATCATAGAATCTAATGTAGGTATTACCGACGAGTTATGCGCTGCTATATCGTTGCCGGAGGATCAAGACGGTATAAAGGCTCCCGATTTTCCTAGTGGATGTGATGATATTGAGAGGATAGAGACCAGGACTATATTGGATAAAAACTCTTTGGTGGATTCTAGGATTGATTTTACATATAAGCTGGCTAGTGATTATGTGGAGACCGAGCCTACTACATTAATACAAAGTAATGCCGAGTCACAAAGGAAGTTCTCTGTATTGTGTGATTTCGATAATTATTCCAGTGGAGGTGAGAATATCATAGATCTGGTTCAGGAATGGCTGGATGGTCAGGATGAGGATAAATTCCCGTCTGATATAGACTCCTCCGCCTTGGTCTTGTGTCAGGATATGTCTAATGTCCGGCAGTTATATGATGAGGGTATATGTACTAATGGGTGTTCGGTAGGTGATCCTCACGTGAATCCTACTATTAACGATGTTCAACTTCCTACATTCCAAGGGGGTAGGTCATTGGGTAAGTGCACATATTTGTATCAATATCCCGGATGGGAAGGAAAGAAGCATACGGAGACGATGCTTGATCAGTTAATGGATACGATGGAGGCTTATTTCCCCCAATATGAGAGTCAGTTTGGTATTGAGAACGCCATGTGTCTTTTTGGTGATGGTGATAACTCTAAGTTCAATACCGGTATATCTACTGATTGGGAAGATCGTGTGTCTGTGCAGAATGATATTGACGCCAAGACCAATTGGTTCGGTAGAAGCAACTTGACTTATTTCAAGTTCTATCCACATGTATCCTCATACGCTAGATGGGTGGAGTTGGATTACGAGAAATACATAAGTGGTTTATCCGATCCTGATAACGGTATTATGTACATAGAGATGATGGGTAACTATAATTATCCGATCGGCGACTCATCATCATACAACAAGGTTCGTATAACGTTTTTCTCGGACAAGGAAGGTACCGTGGCTCCTAATCCTTTGGCTAATGATGCCAAGAAAGGTGTTATAGTGAATTACGTGGATCATAAGATATTTATGATGCCAAAGTACTTGTTCTGGAATGATGACAAGACTACTTTCCATAAGATATATGTTTGCATCGAGCCTGCGGTATGCGTGTTCTTCACCGGTTTCGCCATGAGGAAGGACATGAAGGAGCTTGCCGGATTCTATACGGCCGGCACCGCCATCTTCCCCGCCCCGTTCTGTTTTGGCATTCGGCCACTGGAGGTGAAATACGTGTTCTTCTTCACGAAAGAATTGAAATTAAGGAGATTTGTTACCTATGAGGCGAAGTGTGTCTCATGTGGGGATAAACCCGCTGACTGCGCTCCCAGACCATATCAGTATGGTGATTTCGGATATTGGGAGTCTACCAATAAGTACCCGGCTAATTTTGAATTGTATGATTCAAGTAAGATCGGGATATCATCGGGAGGATCAAAGAGGAAGGACATAATAGATTCTTTGACGAAATACTATGGGTCTCCTAAATCAGTTGGGGGTAAGTCTTATTTCACCGGTAATGGGGGTAACGCTGAGTACCCCAATACGTCAACCACGTTTTGTCAGAGACCTATACGTCATTACAAGTTCCCGGATAACTCTGTCGCTCCTTTTATGGGTAATCCGTCTCAACTGACTGGTCAATATGGAGTTGACTCCTATATTTATCCTATGGGGGTGATGCTTGATGACGATATCGTTAATGAGTTTTTGGATATAGCGGTAGAGAACGGTCTTATAGATAAGGCCAGAAGAGATTCTATAATAGGATATGAGTTGTATAGGGGCGATAGGACGTTGGATAAGAGCGTTATCGGAACCGGTCTGGCTTATGATATGTTTAAGTACGATGATCCCGACGGATCGGCTAACCTTTATCCTAATTACCCTTACAACGATTTGTCTGATGATATGTATATCTATAAGGATATTAATCGTGAGAAATTTATAACGCATCCGTTTAACAGGAAGGGTAATATCTGGTATTCATTCTTAAGTCCTGATATTGCCTTTAACAAGCCTGACGCTCCCACCGAGTGCCTTGTTGATGGTTATCAATTAGGTAAATCCTCCGGTATATTCAGGGAGGTGGAGGATCACCCTAAATGGACGATATTAGGGAGTAAGGCTTACAGTATGGCAACATCATTGGCTACGGTGGAGGCTATGGCTAATTTAATATCCGCTATAGCTGAGTATACATATCAGTCGGCTTCACAGCAATATGTCGGTGGAGGCGTGTTCTTTTTAGCCAACCCTGTCGGCATAGCGCTGACGGCTATCCGTCTGGCTACGGGTATCGCCAAGGCCACAGCCCAGTCCGTGGTGGATATAGGCAAGTATAGGTATCAGTGGTTAACGGCATTGATAGATAGGGGACCTAGACGGAACTATGCTTATTATTATACTTCTGTCGCTCATTATAATTTATTTTACCAAAAAATAGGGGCGTCGGAGCTACGTGGATTGTCAACGGCCAAATATATCAAGAGCGGGTTGTATCCGGTTACAGACATCTCGTCACAAGGGGGAACCGTAGGTGGTAAGCCTATTATCATAAACAACCTCGATCGTGAGCATTCGTTGTTCATGTCATTTGGTATGGATAAGTATATGCTTGAATATCCGGAGTTGGTTTCAAGTTACGATACCAGCCGTATTCAGGATGAGTGTAATATTCGTAACGATGAGGTGGCTGGTATGACGCCTCATTTTATGACACGTGAATCTTTTGTATCCTGCCCCTATATGAGGATAAAGAAATATTCTCCGGCTCAATACGGGCAGATAGAGGATATCAGGTGGGTATCGTTAGGCGGTTGCGGGTTGATGGATGAGGATAAGCGTAAACCTGTTTTTGGAGGAGATGTGTTTATATCAAGGTTCTCGCTTAAGAGGAAGATGCCTATGTTTTATTTGACTCAGTTCGGTCAGGGAGACATGATACCATTCCCTTATTACGATTATCGGAACATCGGGTATCCCCGTTATTTCGTCAATTACGATACCGGGGAGGATTATCTTAACAAGACCGATACGGATACCGGATCGCTATACTCTTTCCCTAGCCGGAAGAGCGCTTATGAGATGGTTTGCAAGACCGGAGATATGTATCTTAGCGGTCGTTTCTTCCTATATTTCTATGGCATACCTCAGTTTCTTGTGGAGTCTGAGATCAATTGCAATTTCCGTATAGCCGGCCCTGAGCCTTACGAGGGGTTCTATCCGGAGGTGGGGGATTATATATCATGGACTCAGGAGCGTAATGTCCCTATATCAAGGGGTAATGTGTTTAAGATGAGTCCTGTGTATAAGAATCGATTTACGTTAGGTGGCAGGTCATTACCAGAGACGTATGATAGCAATTTTTGGGACTGCGCTTACCAAAGACCCAACGGCGTCATATGGAGCACCGCCGACGTGTCGGAGAACGGCATGACCGATCCTTGGCTGTCGTACAAGCCTATGGATTACCATGAGTTCAAGACCTCGTTCGGAAAGCTTATAAGCATGAAGGGAATAGAGTCGGATCAAATACTAGCTCGCTTCGAGAATCAGGTAGGACTATATAACGCTATAGACGTGCTGGCAGAAAGAATATCCCCGGAGAATAGCGAGCTAGGGACAGGTGGGCTTTTCGCCTCTCGTGGCATTGAGTATAATAATACGACGTTAGGATATTCCGGGACCCAGAGTCGGGATATGATCAGTTGCGAGTTTGGGCATTTTTGGGTCGATTTAAGGCGTGGTCAGGTGTTTAAGGTAGATTCTAATGGTAGGAATCTTACGGAGGTCACACCGGGGCTTAGAAACTGGTTTAAGGAGCATCTTCAGATGAAGATCATCCGTAGCCGGATATATAACGCTGATACGGACGCCGAGTTGTCTTATTATGATATCGATAACAAGTTCTTTGGTATAGGGCTGTCTATGGGCTGGGATAATAGGTTCAAGAGGGTATTGATAACCAAGAAGGATTATATACCGGTAGGGAATCCAAGCGAGTACCAATTCCGTGGCGGTCGGTTCTACAGGAACGGGCAGGCGGTGGAGCTACAGGACGCCAGCCATTTCACGGACGTCTCGTTCACCGTTGGATATAACTGCCTGAAGGGTGAGTGGAAATCATATTTGTCCTACACCCCTGACTATTATATCGAGCACCAGCATTATTTCCAGTCTGGTAAGAATTACTCTAACGACGATCGTGAGATAGGATTATGGTCGCATGGTCTAACCAACCAATCTTATCAAGTATTCTACGGTAAGTTATATCCGTTCGTCATAGAGGTACCTGTCCGTGAGCAGTATGTGAATAAGATCCTCACGAACTACCAATATCGGATGGATGCCAGAAGGTATCAGGATGAGGTTAATTATCAGGTTAGAAGAACAACTGGATTTAATAAGGCATGGTTCTATAACGATACCAACAACAGTGGAGAGCTTAGGATGACCATCGCCGACAAGAACGATATGAGCCAGCGGTTAAGGTATCCTGTAACCAATGACGATAGCCGTGAGATACTGGTGACGGAGGTTGATCAGAAGATAAATATAAATGACTATTTTAACGAGGTTAAAGACGATACGAACAATCTCCCGATATGGGTTAAGGATGTGAATGACATTGGCCGGGAGATCGACCCTAGGGCCGTCGATTATCACCGGAGGTGGCGTGATCGTCTTCGTGGCGATTGGTTTTTGGCTAGGTTCGTGAATGATATTGAGAGCCGGTTCAAGATGATAGTTCGTTGGTTCAGCAATGATGAGAAAGTTTATTAATTTATTAACATATGGGGGGGGGTATTTGCCGCCTCTTCCTTTTATATTAAAACGATATGGAAGATTTTATTGGTAAGTACAATGGAGGTCAAATAGAAAGTAGGCTTGATAAGGTCAAGGATATGGTTGGCGCTACGGCGTCTCAGGCTGGGGAGGATGGATTGGTACCAGCTCCGGCGAAGGGAGATGAGGGTAGGTTTCTTTGTGGAGATGGCACGTGGAAGGATGTGGTAGTCAAACCAGATTATACAGTATTCGACATTGTTATGGAGATAACATCAAGTGACAATCCATCTATATCTCAGGAAAATTATAATAAATTATTAGAGAAACTTCCAAGCAACGCTGCTAATATATTTCCAGTCAGAGGTAATGGGGTGTATATATCAAGTCTTTTTGGTGGATACAATATTAATGGTGACAATTCTATTTGGTTTTATGTAAAACTGGATATGGGAGTACTACAGAATTCTTCTGTACAAATCTCTATATATCAAAATTTAACTGTTGCTATAACTTCTGGTATTAATTATTTAATATCAGTAAATGATGGAATTGATGTATATACAAGTCTATCAAATGATTTTTCTGAGAGTGATATTAGACAGTTAACAATACATACTACAGGTGATGGTACTAAAGCTTTAATGGATGATGGAACTTACAAATCAATTCCTTCATTAGAGGATCAATACGCATATGGTGTTGAATGGGATACTGCATCATCTAGTCCTGATGGAGTTAGAGTAGGTAATATGCAATTACATAGAGAACTACCTATCCAGAGTAAGTTGAGAGGTGTTATATTGGATAATAATGGTGGAATAAAAAATTATCTAAATAATTCAAATTGGAGTAATATAAATGCAGAATATTTAACAGAGTCTGTAATGACTGAAATACCTGAACATTGGTATAAATTATATCAATACGGAACTAAATTTAGAATGATGCTATCCGCTATTCCATTACCAGGATATAGCCATATAAATCAATTTTATATAAGTTCATTTGAGTCTGGAATAGATAGAAGCTCCTCTACTTTGATTTCTTCTTATGGTGTTGGAAGTACAAATGTAAATAAAAGAGGTGGTGATAACACCGCTAAATGGGATAGCACCTACCGTTCCTTGCTAGGTCGTCCCGTTACCAACCTTACCAGAGACCAATTCCGACAAGCTGCAAGAAAACGTGGAAGTGGTTGGGAGATGTACACCTACAACGCCCATAAGATCCTGTTCTGGCTATTCGCCGTCGAGTACGCCACGCTGGACAGCCAGAAGCCTTTCAACGCCCAGAAGGACGCTAACGGTTTCGCACAAGGCGGCTTAGGTCCGGGACCGACGCAAATGAAGGATTGGACTAACTTCAACAACGCCAACCCCCTTATCCCATGCGGCTATACCAACGAGTTCGGGAACGGCTCGGGAGAGAAGGCATATGTGGTGAAGAACGCTTCCGGCGGTACTCACGCCACGTTGATGGCTAACCGGTATCGTGGCATAGAGAATCCGTTCGGTCACATCTGGAAATACACTGACGGGGCCAACATACAAGTCACCACGGGCGATGCCGGATTGTCTATTCTATGGACTACCGATGAACCGTCGAATTTCAGCGACACCTCTTACACCGGTTATGACAAGAAAGGCAATATCTGCCGTACAAACGGTTATGCCAAGAAGATGTTGCTTGGGGAAGATGGCGATATAGTGGCCACGGAGGTCGGCGGTAGCTCCTCTACCTACTGGTGCTGCTACTACTTCACCAACACATTGAATAACCGCATGCAGGTGGTGCTGGTTGGCGGTTATGCAGACCACGGGTCGCGTGCGGGCCTCGCTTGCGTGGTTACTGCTGATGCGCCTTCCACTGCGCTTCGTTACTTCGGGACGCGCCTTTGCTTTTTCCCCGAATTTCGTAAAACGTCGGCGTAGCCGCACGTCTCACGTCGGGAATTTTTTTGTATAACGATTAAATAACAAGATATGAAAAGAACATATAGCGACACTATACCGATCACTATAGAAAAGGATGGTGACGGCTCCTATCTTTACCGGTGGGACGTTAGAGAGGAGACAAGGGAGATGGGTGACGATATGTCCCCCGTGATCTCCTATAGTTACAACGAGGTCAGGGTATGGCCCACGTTGACGGCCAATAAGATATTGGAGGCTTGTATCGACGCCCTATGGGGTAGCGGTGTTGAGCAGAAGATGCTGAACGACTATAACGCCGCCAAGTTAGGCATACTTGACTCGTCTTACATCGAGTCCTATAAGGTATTTCTGAATGACAGGAAGTCATTGAAGGAGCGAGTGGACGGTGATTTTCTGGATTGGGAGAATGGCTAGTTGACACGCTAGCGCCCTCAATGGGGCGGGGTTTGGTCTTATGTTGATATCATGGGCGGGTATGTGATGTGGATCATGTTCCCGTCTCGTGTTTTAATATCCGTTTGATTGTGCGTATATTTGTGGAAAAACGTGATTTATGGCTAAGAAAGATAAACCAGAGGAAATTCCTTCATGGATAAAGGATTTATATAAGGAGGATCTTGATCGTGTCGTAAGAGGTGAGCGTCCTATGTATTTTAGAGGTATGGATGATAGTCCTTTGAGAAACGTATCCCCGGAGTTTGATATCCTTAGCGGAGGAGCCGCAGTTAAAGGTATGAATGGGATAAGAGGTACGTTGTCCCCGTTGAATAACGGTATGGGTAATTATAATTTCAGTATCAGGGGTATAAATAAGAAGATCGGTGAGTTGGTTGATGAGGCGGGGCTATATTTACCTGAGAAATTAAGACCTGTATATCGGACTGTGGTGGATGCTATGTCGAGTTCCAAGGATAAGGGGTTGGGTCATATCACGCAGCCGTTGGCCAACGCCCTGTACCCAGCGGACGAGCGACGGGACCGGCGTCTGGAAGGGGAGCATCCCGTTGGTTATGTGGATGCCATAGATGGCATATGGCCTAGGAAGAAATATGGGCTATGGGGAGAAAAAATTGAGAGGAAGCAAGATGGAGGAGAAACAAGAGAGTCTGTTCTTGATAGACCTAGATTCGGGAGCAGGGTATTGGATAATTACGTAGCTTCTGCTCACCCGGTTTTGTCAATAATATATGATATCGCTAATTCAAGGTATACTGATGGTCCTACTCGCATAAATAAAGCTGCGTATTCATCAATAGATCCTATGGGGAAGAATCCGGAATGGTATGAGTATCCTGTTCATTTTATGAAGATG